TGAGGCGCGGTGCGCGCTGCGCCCACTGCGATCGGCCACGGCAGGCCGCCCGGCCGACGCTGCTCGAGCGCGGCTATACGCCGGCGTGGGCACCCTACGCGAAGGCCTGGCTGCTGCGCTATCCGTGGTGCGGCCAGCGCGCCGACGGCCGACTGCACGCCGAGCATTCGCGCTGCGCTGCGGGTGGGTGGTGGGTGCCGGCACGTGTAGTCGATCACATACGGCCGCTGCGCGACGGCGGTGCGCTCCTCGACCCGGCCAACCATCAATCGCTCTGCTACAGCTGCAACAACCGCAAGCGGTGATGGCATGACGGCCAGGCGCCCACGCACGCATCGGCTCGATCGATCGATCGACCGAGTAACCCCCCCTGATAAATCGCTGGCTTCGCGAGCGCCGAAACCCGCCGGGGCCTCGACCGTGCAAGATCGCACAAATAAAACTGGGGTGGATCACGTGACCGACCCGGGTGCGCCGACGGTGCTGGCGCTGGCCGAGCTGGTGCCCGACCCGCAGAATCGGCGCCTGCACGGTGCCCGAAACCTGGCGCTTTTGGCCGAATCGCTGCAGGCCGTCGGCGCTGCGCGGTCGATCGTCATCGACGAGGCCGGCGAAGTGCTCGCTGGCAACGGCGTCGTGCAGGCCGCGCGCAGCGTGGGCCTCGAGCGGGTGCAGGTGGTCGACGTGGACGGCTCGACGCTGGTGGCGGTGCGCCGGCGGGGCCTGACGGCCGAGCAGAAGCGCGCGCTGGCGATTGCGGACAACCGCGTCGCCGAACTGGCCGAGTGGAATTGGGACCAGCTGCGCGCCGACCAGGACGCCGGGCTGGCGCTCGAGCCGTGGTGGACGCCGGCCGAGCTGAAGGCGGCCTGGCGCATCGTGAAGCAGGGCCGCACCGATCCGGACGACGTGCCGGCGGTGCGTCCCACGGCCATCCAGAGCGGCGATCTGTTCGCGCTCGGGCCGCACCGGCTGCTCTGCGGCGATGCGCGCGTACAGGCCGACGTCGCCCGGCTGATGGGTGGTGTACGCGCGGCCTGCATCTACACCGATCCGCCGTACGGCGTGGCGTACGAGGGTGGCAGCAAGCCGCAGAAGATGCTCACCGGCGACACCACGACCGACCTGTACCTGCCGGCGTGCCAGATGGCCGCCGAATTTTCCGACGAGAAGGCGCCGCTCTACCTGTGGCACGCTGGCAACAAGGGTGCGGCTGCGGCGTCGGCGTGCGCGGCCGGCGGGTGGGACATCCGAACCGAGCTGGTGTGGAACAAGAACCTGGCGCAGTACGGCGCGTTCTCGGCGCAGTACAAGCCGAAGCACGAGCCGATGTGTACTACTGCTTCAAGCACGGCCAGGCGCCGCGGTGGTTCGGGCCGACCACCGAAGTCACGGTGTGGGATTGCGCGCGTGCGGCCATCAACGAATTCCATCCCACGCAGAAACCGGTCGAGTTGGCGGTGCGCGCGTTCACCAACAGCACGCAGGTCGACGATCCGGTGCTGGATCTGTTTCTCGGCAGCGGCGCCACGCTCATCGGTGCCGAACAGCTGCAGCGCGTGTGCTTCGCGCTGGAACTCGAGCCGTCGTACGTGCAGGTGGCGATCGATCGGTGGGAAGCGTTCACCGGGCAGCAGGCCGTCAAGGTGGGCGATGCGTAGGTACTGGACCTGTTCGTCGGCCTACGACTGCGAGCACCGGTGGCGCTGGACGGCCGTGCTGTGTCAGCGCCGGCGCCGCTGGCTGCGGTGGTGGCGATGAGAGGCCGTAAGCCGCAGCCGACGGCGCTGAAGCTGCTGCGGAACAATCCGGGCCGCCGGCCGCTGAACGAACACGAGCCGCAGCACGCGGCGCTCGACGCCAGCGTGCCCGAAGAACTCTTGACCGGTGCCGTGGCGGCCGGCAGCTGGCAGGCGGCCGCGGTGGGCGAGTGGCGCCGCGTCATCGGCACGCTCGCACGCGGCCAGGTCACCACGGTCGATCGATCGGCGCTGCTCGGCTATTGCGTCAAGTTCGGCCAGTGGTGGGCGCTCGAGACCGAAGCGGCCGCGCACCCGTTCCTCGTGCGCGCCCCGAGCGGGTACCCGATTCCGAATCCGGCGCTCGGGATGGCGAACAAGGCGTTCAAGCTGATGCTGGTGGCCGCGATCGAACTCGGCATCACGCCATCGAGCCGCTCGCGGATTCAGCTGGCGCCGGCGGAACCGGGCACCGATCGCATCGTCGACGAATTCACCGCCTTCCAGCGCCAGCGGCGCCGGTCATGAGTGAGCTGCACCGGGTGGACCGGTACGCGCGCGACGTGGTGCGTGGCCGGATCGTGGCCGGGCCGTATGTGCGCTTGGCGTGCGAGCGCCACCTGCGCGATCGGCAGACGGCCACCGCGCGCGGCCTGCGCTTCGATCGCCGGGCCGCCGATCACGCCATCGGCTTCATCGAACGCTGGTGCCACCTGCCCGACAGTGTCGACGCGCACGGCCGGCCGCGGCCGTTCCTGCTCGAGCCGTGGCAGGCCTTCATCGTCGGATCGATCTTCGGCTGGCGATGGGTGCAGACCGGCTACCGGCGCATTCGGAACGCCTATCTGGAAATCGGGAAGGGGAACGGGAAGACGATGCTGCTCGCCAGCATCGGCCTCTATGGCCTGACGGCAGACGGCCAGCGCGCACCGGAAATCTACGCGGCCGGCGCCGCACGCGACCAGGCGATGATCATGTTCCGCGATGCGGTGCGTATGGTCGACGTCTCACCGGAACTGGCGAGCCGCATCAAGCAGTCGGGTATCGAATCCGTGCATAACATGACGTACGGCCTCGGATTCTTCCGGCCGTTCTCGCGCGAGCAGGGTGCGCGATCGGGCACCCGGCCGCATATGGGCCTCATCGACGAAGTGCACGAACATCCGAACGCCGACATCTGCAACAAGATCCGCGCTGGCGCCAAGGGCAATCACGAAGCGCTCTTCATCGAAATCACGAACAGCGGCTACGACCGAACGAGTATCTGCTGGCAGCACCATGAGCATTCGATCCGGATCGTCGAAGGCGTGCTCGAGGACGACCGGTGGTTCGCGTACGTCTGCGCGCTCGATCCGGACGACGATCCGCTGAAGGACGCCAGCTGCCACCCGAAAGCGAATCCCAACCTCGGTGTATCGATTCAGCAAACGTATCTCGACGACCAGGTGTCGGCCGCGAAGAACATCCCGGGTGAGACGTCGCTGGTGCTGCGCCTGAACTTTTGCGTGTGGACGCAGGCGCATACGCCGGCGTGGGAGATGGCCGTGTGGCGGAACACCGCCGGCATCGTCGACGACGCGCTGGTGGACGGCCATCCGTGCTACGGCGGCCTCGATTTGGGCCAGAACGACGACTTCGCGGCGTGGGTGCGGCTGTGGGATTTGGAAGATGGGCGCCTGGCGGTGCGCGCGCGCTTCTGGCTGCCGCAGGCCGCGCTCACCAAGTACCCGCACCGGCCGTACGCCGAATGGCAGCGCGCCGGGCTGCTCGAGCTGACCGACGGCGACACGACCGACCTGGATTTCATCGAAGACGCCATCATCGACGACGCGCGGCGTGACGGCGTGCTGGAAATTGCCTACGACAAGCGGTTCGCGCAGCAACTCGCGCTGCACCTGCAGGGCGCCGGGCTGACGATGGTCGATACCGCGCAGGGCTTCGCGCTGAACGAGGCCATCAAATCGGTCGCCAAGCTGGTCGCCGACGGCGCCATCGTACACGGCGACAACAAAATCCTGACCTGGATGATGGACAACGCGGTGCTGCGCACCGGCCGCAACAAGGAAGTTCGGCTCGACAAGGACAAGGCGAAAGAGAAGATCGACGGTGCCGTGGCGCTGGTGCTGGCGAACGCCCGGCGCATCGCGCGGCCGGTGCTGCAGCCGGCGCCCGATCCGGATCTGTTCGTGGTGTGAGGCCTGGTATGAGCACACCGGAATCGCCGAAACGCGCGCGCGGCCGGCCGCCAGTGGCCGCCGGCGAGCCGTCCGAGAAGCTGCAGGTCACCGTACCGGCGTCGACCTACGCGGCCGCCAGCGAGCGCGCGACGCGCGAGCGAACCACGCTGCAAGCGTGGGTGCGCAAGGCGCTCGAGAAGCAGCTGGACGACGACGCCGAGTAGGCCGCACTCGCCAGAGTGCAGCGCACTCGCCAGAGTGCAGCGCACTCACCAGAGTGCAGCGCACTCACCAGGAGGCAGGCCGCCCGATTTTTTCATTTTTAAATCGACACGCGCTTCGCGTGTTTCCGATACTGCCGAGCAACCTGTGGTGTGGTGGTGGCAGCACCCGGCGATCGCTCGAGCCGTCGTGGTGAACCTGATTTCGGACAAAGACGCCGCGGTGAGCGGCGTGCTGTGGCAAAGCCGCGGCGCTTATCTGGTGCTGAAGCGCGCGGAACTGCTGCGCCCGAATCAAGCGCCGCTGCCGATTGACGGGGAAGTCGTCATCGACCGCGCGAACGTGAGCTTCCTGCAGGTGCCGTGATGCCGATCGTGCGCAGCGGTGGCACGCTCACGGCCACGTCCAATCCGCCACCGAGCGCCATCATCGACGCACCGCCGCAATATCCGCAGTACGGCTTCTATGGTTCGACCTACGGCACGATGGTCGACGACCGGTACGGGGCCATCTACGCCACGCAACCGAACGTGCGCACAGTGGTTGATTTCCTGGCGCACGGCATCGCCGACATCAACCTGCACGCCTATCGGCGCGTGTCGGACACCGACCGCGTGCGCCTGGCCGACCACCAGGTCATTCGCTGGCTGAAGGGACCGAATCCCGCCACCGTGCGGTTCCGGCTGTTCGAATCGCTGATGCTCGACTTCTTCATTTTCTGGAATGCGTACTGGCTGAAGGTGCCGCAGGGCCGCGACGTCGGCCTGGTGCGGCTGCTGCCGCAGCGCATGTTCCCGGTCGGTGGCCTGCTGCCGAGCGGCTTCAACTATCTCATGTGGGATGGCCGCATCGCCGAATTCGA